AAACAAGCAAATGAACTTACTGGGAATGATTTAGATGAATTTTTAAAGAAATATGGGATATCAAAAAAACGTAAATTATGGAAAAAAAAACACGGTGGGGGACTATGGGATGCAGACCATATTATACCAGTAAAGGATGGAGGCGGACAGTGTGGATTAGATAATATCAGAACACTCTGTATTTTATGCCATAAGAATGTAACGTATAAAAAATAATATATATATATATATAATGTTATTAGATGAAATAAAACTTATTTTAGGATATAATGGTGATATAAGTAAAAGATTACCAAAAGATTATCAACCATCATATGATTATTGGAATAAAAAACCAAAGAGTGAATATATAATTAATGATAAGTATAGTGATAGTCTACCAAGGTTTATGGGGGATAATGATAATTCCGCTTCAAGAATACCTATTTCTCATATCTACGATGGATATTTATCAGCAATGTATGGAGGTACAATTGGTACAAGTAATGCTTGTATAAAATATTTTTCAGATGTATTTAAATATTATGATATTACATTTGACTTAAAATTATTAATTGAAACAAGTATGCCAAAATTAAATATTGGAATAGCCAGTTTTATTTCATTATATGCTTTTTTACTTGATGAAAGTAAAAAAAATACGTATATTTATTTTGGTCCTCCAGCACACGCAACAGCACTATATTTAAATAAAATGGATAAATTTATTAAAATTACTTATATAAATACAGGTGAAGGTTCTAGAAATGATATAATGATAGAAGATGAGAATGAACAATATTATAAAATATTTAATTCAATATATTTACCACGTGATGCCAATATAATCAAAGCTTTTATGCATTATTTAAAACCATTTTTAATATACCGATATGTTGAAATTAAAGAAAAAGAAAAATATGATATAATTATGAAATTATCATATATTAATTTCCCCTCAATACATTTAGATGTTGATATTGATACGATGAATATAGAACAAGAACCCAGATATTTTAATATATTTAATAAGAAATATAGTGATATTAATAAATATTATAATGATTTTTATGATAATATTATCAATGAAAATAACAGAGATGCATATTATAACTTATTAATATCATTGTTTGATAATATTACACAAGGTGAAATAAATAGAAATTTTCCACATTTAGAGAATGATATTAATATATATGAAAGAGAATTAGGTGAAAAATATGAAAAAATTACACAAGATTGGAATACTATGTATGAACGAGAAATAAATAGAACTATTGCGAATGATGATATAGATGTATTTTTAGGAAGTGATGAAATTGCTAATTATAATTTTTATGTTAATTATAGAAAGTTTGCATTAAATAGCTTTATACATAAATTAGGACCAAATAAAATGATATATTTTGCATTTCAAAAATCAGGCACTTGTGTATTTAAATCGTGTATGGCAACTATTTTCTTACATATTATTACAAATTATTCGGATGTTAATTTTTGTGAAATATATCTATGGTTTACACAAAAAATGTTAACATCTTTAAATGATGATATTGAACGATATAAGGAAAATATTGTTGACCATACACCTGATACAATGATAATTTATAATAAATTAGTATCAGATGGGATTATTGATATTAAATATAAGCCTTATAATTTAATAAAAGAAAACAATAATTTTTCATTAACATTTTCTGGTGCAGAAGGAAATATTAAAACATATTATTGTGGACCTACTATTAATGATTTAAATATGATAATACATGCGATTCGTAATAAAGATGCATCTATTAAATCAAAAATTATGGAAAGTTATAAAAATATAGATTTAAAAAAATCATTAGATGATTCAACATATCAAGGTGGAAAAGAGTTAAAATTACTTGCTATTTTATGGGAATATTATTTTAATTTCGATAAATGGAATGATACATTTAAGGAAATAGATTATGTATTAAATACATATAATGATGCATTTAAGATATTTGAAATAATGACGGTTCGTTTTATGTTAAATATTGATGAATTAATTTGGATATATAAAATAAATTTGCGTTATTGTTTTCAAAACGCGACCAATCCGCTATTTATATATAATAGGATGTGGAAAGAGTTTGAATTATTAAAACATTTTAATATAAATTACAATGATAGAGAAGCCTCATTGGCGATTGGTCGTCAAGATGAGAGGAAAAATCTACAAAGAATACAAGAGTTATTATATCGTGTTAGTACTTTTGATTATTATGTAGATAGTTATAACGAGCAAATACAAATTGATGATATTGTGGAAGATGGAAATATGAGTACAAGTAGGGAGCAAATAATATATGGAAAAATGTCTAATGATGCATTATCACATTTTGTTATTAATAATTTAATATATAAAATAGACTTACCTAATGAAGAAATATATACACATCTTAGAAATGAATATAATATGATTAAACCTCATATTAATAATATGTATAATATGTTACCACATATATTAAATATATTTAAACGTAATAGTGAATTATATAATGAGCTATCTTTTCCTAATATATATAATTATATTAAAACATTTTTAATGTTCTATCAATATTTTAATTTAAATATGAGATTAAAAATAGTGAAATCTATACTAAAACAATTTAATAATGTAGTTAAAATAAATATTGATATGATTAAAAAAATCTTATCAAGTGATGTAGGGGAGATTTCATTTATTAATAATAATGATAATACATCCGAAAATAAATCAGCTATTGAAGTGTTATTTAATAAAGTATCAAACTTATTAAATACTTTAACAGACGAATATTATTTAATCGAAACAACCGGCAATAGTATGACACATATGCATTTAAATTATATTAATGGAGATATCGAGGTTGAATCACTACGGCTTGATATTAATTATAATACGCTAGATAATTTAGTTGAAATGATAGATAATGTACAAGATGAAAACCAAATAGATGGATTTTTACTACAAGTTATTAATAAATTTAAATTTAATTTAACACATAAAAGTATCAATATTACGGAAAATATTATAGAATACAAATATGGCAATGAAATAATTAAAAGTAAGTATAATATACCAGATATAACTTGCCCGTTGTTATTATATTTACAACCACGGGATAAACAATCAGTTAAATATTTAATAACAGATAGACATTTAATAATAGTTATAAATAAATATGAATATAATTATCCATTTAGTGATAATATATTATTTATTTTTAACGTCACAATGAAAACAGAAAGATATCGTAATTATTTTGAGATTAGTTATGATAATATTATGATTAATGGTAATTTATATAATTATACAGAAGATTATAAAAAATATCCATTTTTAATAAATTTACCACTTAATTGTTTAAATTTTGTAAGTGTCATAGATGGTGATAATATATATTATAATAATACATATAAGGTACTATCTTTTTACAATGAAAAATATGGACCACACTTTTTAGCAAATGCAGTTAATCCACCACAACTCATCCCACCCCCTCCTGAATATGGTGAATTTATTGTAAATTCAAATATGTTAACACTTATCTATGATGATTTAAATAAGGCATATTTAGAAAAAGTAAGAATACCTAAAAAAGGAGAATTTATTTATACCAACATTGAACCAAACAATATGGATATATATATGTGTGAGGATATGATTGAATATAAACCAATTACCTTTAACAAATTAGAAGAATTATTTAAACGAGGTAAAGAGGTGGTTGATAGTATTTATGATAATATTATTATGAATGTAAAAGAAGAACGTAAGGACTTTGTCGATTGGCTGAGTCCATTTATAAATAAATTTACAGAGAAAGATGAAGATAATAATACTTTCGAAAATTGCAATACTCATTGTGAACACAAGCCATCTCCAGAAGTAAGACGAAATATAATAAATGGTTTATTATTATTAAGAAGTAAGATTATAAAAGAAATCATATATGTAGATAATCATATTAATAGTGTTATGCAATTTATTAAATATAATAATCATATATTATCTTTGTTATTACAGGTTAATAATATGTTAAATAATATGATTAGATTAAATAAAGCGGTTGATAATTGCAGTAATTTAACATGTCACGATATTTATGAATTAAATGAAATATTTAATATTAGAAAAGATACAATGGATACGTTTGAAATGATTATTGAGACTGTATTTGGTAGAGTTTTACGTCAAGAACAATTAGATCGTTATTATGATATGATAGAAGATTATAAGAAAGGACAACGTTCTGTATATCAATTTATGATGGGTAAAGGGAAGAGTTCAATTGTAACACCAATGTTATATTATAATTTAACACGTTATGGTGAAAAAGTATATATTATTGTACCAACCCATTTAGTAAAACAAACAATTGCAACCTATTATAATTTTTCACAATATCTTAATAATAAACCAGAAGTAATGACAGATGCAGATTTAAAATTAAAATTTTTGGAAAGAACATATGATATAAATGCAATTTATTTATTTGATGAATTTGATAGTATGTATAATCCACTTCAAAGCAACTTTAACATAATTAGAAAAATGATGTTATCGTTAAGAAAAGACGAAATTAATAATATATTTAAAATAGCATATAACTATCTTGCAAATAATATTACTCCGCCATTAAATAAATATTCACGAGAAGAAGATATTATATCAATTTTATCTAATCCATCTTTTATAAAGAATGTATCATATGGAATGAGTACCATTAATATGAAATCAAGAATTTGCATACCATATTCACGTCAAGATAGTCCAGCAGAAGGGTCGAGTTTTAGTTCGTATATGATAACACTATTATTAACCATAAACTTTTTTTATCACGAAAGAAATTTTAAAATATATAATGAAGACTTGGAATATATGTTAAATACAAATAAGAATTTATTGAGAGAATTAATAGAATTTATATATGAAGGAAAACCATACCCATTTACACCAACCACCACATTAAAAGAAAAAATAACATTAATGAAACAATCTTTTACTGAATATATAATACCACCTGAATTATTTATTAAATATTTATACGTTTTTGCAGAAGAAATAAAGCGTACAGGGGAAATTATGAATTGTTCTTTTATTGATATTATGATGATGCCTTGTGTTTGGCAAGTTGGTTATTCTGGGACTGTTAAAATGGATATGAAAATACCTCCTATAGATGATAATAAATTACATCATTATAATACAACCATTAGCGAAGACCGGGATGAATATACAAATGTATTTACTGCCTTGCATCGATATAAAAATATACAAAATTTAAAGCCCATTAAAAAAGATATAGATTCGGTTCTGAATAAAATTTTACATAAAGATTTAAAACTAGATGTAATAATTGATGCTTGTGCATTATTTAAAGATTATCCAAATCATATTATTGCGGAAAACATACATAAAAAAACTGGTAGACAGGTTGTATTCTTAACAAAGAATGATGATATGATGCTATATAATAATACAGGTATGACTAAATTTAGTTATGGTGCATTAAATAATCCCATTTATTATTTTAGCCAACGTCATACTGTTGGTATTGATATTATGAACCAACCCACTTCATTAAAGGGAATCGTATTAGTAAATGATAATAATACTTATACACAGGTATCCCAAGCTATTTATCGTATGAGGAAATTAAATAAAGGACAAACAATTATGATTGGCTACACAGGAGATAAAGATTATACTCTATCAAAAGATATATATAAAATGATAAATGATAAAGAAAACGAATATCAAGAAGGGTATGAGCCATTATTATATTTGCAATATTTGAAATATTATTATCGCAGCAGTGTTCAAACAAATGATAATAGTCAATATGTAGAAAAAGATTTGGGATTAATATATGATGCAGTAAGACAAGATGAAATGAGACATTTAGATTTAATGATAGTTAGACGATTATTAAGAAATGTATTTAATATTGATAGCACTGATATTAATACTATAAATAAATTTAGACAAAATAAAGCATTAGATAGTTGTATAAAATTTATATTTAGTAAACCACAAGATAAATTATTAGAATTATTATATAATGTAAATACCTTTACTATTAATGTTAATATACAAGAAGACCAACAACAAGATATAGAAGAAGACCAAGAACGTCAACGATTAAGAATATTAAATAAAAATATTAATATAATAACATCATCTCATTACTTTAATTTAACATATATGATGTATAATCCATCTAAAACACTTGACGAATATAAAAGATTATATAGTATAACTCATACGCCTATACAAAACGGCGAATATACAATATTTATGCCATATAATAATATGAAATATTCCTTGTGGATGAGCAGTAAAGATACAATAAGTAAATATTTTATTGTGATGATTAATCCAAATAATTATATAATTGAATCATCAAGAATGTTAGATTATTACATAAATATATTTCCATTGTATACGTTAGCAGGTGATAT